GTTACCCGATGAGCCTTTCCACTTGCACGTCAAGGTCACGACTCCGGCAGCGGCTACTGCCGTAACAGGAAGATCAGCGGCTGCATTAATGGCAGCTTCGGTATTGAGGGCAATGTCGGTGACAGTGTCCAAGGCACTGCAGTACACAGGGACATGCTGTCCAGCAATATAGAGATCGTAAATGCCCGCCTCAGTGGACGCAGTCGCTACGGTGATCGTACCCGTTGACGCTGAGCCCGTGGGCTCGGCAACGGGCAACAGCCACGTCTCCTGCGCCGCATTGTTGGCGAAGAAGGCCTTGAACATTGCGGCGAGGTGACTGCCCTTGCCGCACAGCTGCTCGGCCAAAGCCGGGGACTGACACGGCGTCGGCACGTCAGGCGTCGCAGTGCCGTTGGGCAGCATGATCCCAACGAGTAGCGCCGGGAGACGAAAGACAGGAAGACCCGCCATGCTCGGGTCAACCTCGACCCAGTACAAGGGCTGCTTCCAATTGGAGGGAATGTTGTTAAAAGATACAGGCATCGTGCTCTCCTTTCAAATCTGGGCTGATGCCCATCTCATGCGCCTTTTGCGCCTTTTTGGGGCTGGACTTTGGGCGGCTCCTCCGTGGGCGGCTCCCTACCAACATCACCCGTTGCGCCCGTTGCACCACCACCCGGGTCTACAATCGTCACGTCACCGTCGCGAATACGACGGGCGGTGAAGCTATCGTCCGGCCAGATCGCCGGCGAGTTCGCGTCACGAAAGCCGACCTTGCTAACCGGGTGCTTGAGGTACTTCAAAACGTCTTGGTTCTGCAGCCATACTTTAGCCATTGTCATCGTCTCCCTTGTCCAGCATATCAACGTCGTAGACGCTGTAGATGCGTTGAACTTCATCCTCGTCAGCACCGGGTGGGTGCACCGTCTCGACATGGACGGTCTCGAGCATATCTTCTTCAATAGGCTCGTACTCAATCGCGCCCAGGTTACACGTCAACTCAGCGCGCATTTCAGCGTAAGGTGTTTCGTTGGCTTGAGGCATTGACCCGTAGAAATGCTGTCGGCTCCCACGCGAGAAGGACTCGATCTGAAATTGCGAGTTATGGTATAACGTCGAGTCTCGGAGTAATCCCTGGAAGATGACCTGGTACGCGTCGTCCAATCGGTCCTCCGTCTCATCCGGATCATTATTGATCAGGAATACGCTGAAGCCAATACGGACCTCGCTATCGAAACGTACCTCGCCTGTGTTCGCATTGCCATCAGGCATCAAGTCTTCCTTCAAGAAGTAAACGCAGCACATAGGCATGTGCCCGGTCCCTAGCACGAGACTATGACTGCGTCGAAACTCGAAGCCCTGAAAAAAACTCATCGCCTTCAGGCGGGCCAGCATCGCGTTTCGCACCATCATAGCGTAGGACCGCTGGATGGCTTCGACGTGCGGGACCTTGCCGTGAATACGAAGTTGTGCACCAGCCGGGCTCATGGCTTGCTCGTCATGATACGGCGCAGTGAAAGCGTTGTCTCACCACCGCCGTTAGTCGAAACGTCATTGATCTCAAACGTGCCCACCTCGGGCATCCCTGAAGGATCAGGACCGATGTACACCCGGTCCTGTTGCTCAGGTATCGCCGCGAACTCACGCTCGAGTATGTCCAAGATCGTGCGCTGGTCGCTGACGTCGCTGGCGTCCATGCTGATGATGTCGATTGACACGGTGCCGTAAATGCCGCGCGCGTCGTAGGACCCGCCGACCTTCGGATAAAACGTCACCGGCCGCGCGAACATATCGTAATTCGGCAAGTAGATCTCTGTCGAGTAATCGATGCCCATCACTTCCCCTTGAAGATATCTTTGAAATGATCGCCGGTCGATTTGTTGAGCAGCTCTGCCGCACGGTTGGCATCCTTAACAATGGCGAACCGACGAGCGCCTGACTTGCGACGCTTGATCTTGGCAAATCTCAGTTTGCCTTCCCGGCGCTTGCGTTCATGACCGCTCTTGACCTTCTTAAGAACCTCTGCGGCGAACTCGGCCCCACGCTCCTCCATCGAGCTCGCCCACTTATCAACGTCACCAGTTTTTATAGTTACGCTCTCGGGCATGAGATGTTCACAATCAAGATGCGGCGACGGTTACGGCGTAGGACGATACGAACTTTCTTCGGCGGAGTGACTTCCCACGAAGCCTCATTGCACAATGAACAGCGGCAAGTGAGATCGTGCTCGAGCGACGTGCGCTCAGCCAGACGCTTGAGATCTCCCACTCGAGACCAGGCCAGAATACTGCTACGAGACTTGCTCATCACACCTGCAGTCTGACATAATGCATTAGCAACGCATTGACCGGCGAATTCATCGGCATCTGGCTCGCAGAAGTCGACACCACCTTATGCGCATTGGGGTCGAAGTAGACGACACGCGACTCCTTGTGCGATAGCGACCTGACACCGCTCACGGCAGCTTGCTGAGCCAGCGCGCGCTCGTTGCGGATCATGATCGCCAAGGCTTCCTTCAGCGCAGGCGGTGCCTCGTCGGGCAAGAGGTACCCACCGGTGTAAGTGACGACAATGGGCTCGGACTGAGTAGCGTACAGCTCGACCTTGCCGGACTTCAACTCGATCTCATAGTCCGTCGCAGGGTCTAATATCGTGGTAGTGCGCGGAGACTCGACCGACGTAATATCTGTCTCCGTCGCAATCGGGTAATGACTCAAGAAAATACGGTTGCTGTCGAGGTCGCGCCAGGTCTCCATCAATGTCTCTTTACCGAAGACACGATTGCACAAGGTAGCGATCACGTCCGAGTAGGCCGTGATCAATGCCTGCAAGCTAGCGTCCTGCGCAGTATTTGTGATGCCGAGCTTCGTCTTAAGCTCATCCAGCGTCATCAGGTCCTGGCTAATTGCAGGCGTGATAGTTTTTATGATGATGTCTGCCATCAGCGTGTCTCAGCCATAAACTGTTCGAACATAGCGCGAATGATTAAAGGCCCACCCTCAGTGCCATCTGAGTAGATGGGCGTCAGCGAATAGCTCGCAGGGTCCACCCGACACGTCACGAGGATAGGCGCATCGGCCCCACGCTCGCCCTGGACGCCTCGAGGACCAGCGTCCCCACGATCTCCCTTGACACCGGGCTTGCCCTGCTTTCCTGCCGACGCGATCAACTGCCAGCCATCACCCGGGCATGCGCCTGGGTCATCGCACCTAGCGATGAAGCTCGAACCGTTAAGGGCGACGATGTTGAGATGATCGTACTTGACGCCCTCGCGGTACGTCCCCATGACAACGGGCATAGGGACACTGGCGCCCTTGGTGGCGAGACAGATCCAATCCTGATGTGGTGGCGCATGCGCTGTGTCGCAGAGAGCTTGGTAGGTCGAACCCGCATGGACAACAAGCTCGCCACCATAGTTCACTGCGTCGGGGACAAATAAGCGCACCGACTTCATCACACCTTCAGGACCTCGCGGACCTGCCTCGCCCCGCGGGCCAGGCTCGCCCAGGCCGCCGGGCAAGCCACGCTCACCTTGTTCACCACATGGACCGACGGGGCCTTGCTTTCCTATTTCTCCCTGAGGGCCTTGTGGACCAGGCGGTCCAGCAACGCCTGCTTCACCGACGCCCGTTTCGCCGATTGCGCCAGCAGGTCCCTGAAGACCTGTAGACCCGGACTCACCCTTTTCCCCGATGGGTCCCTGTGGACCTTCTGGACCTTGAGGACCGGGGTCGCCTTTTTCTCCTTGCGGACCTGTCTCGCCCAACGGGCCTCGAAGTCCTTCACGGCCTGGCTCACCATCTTTGATCTCCTTCAATTTTTCAGTGAAATGCTCGATCAACTGCAAATGCCGAGTGGCGAACTCCGCCTTCATCTGAGCGAGAGACGCGTCGACTTGCGCGGTGAAAAGCCGCCGCGCATCTTCCCACCTCTCGCGCTCGTCGGAGAGCGCCTTACCCAGGACGTCTCGCCACGCGTCAAGCAGATCGTCGGCTGCTGTGCCTGAAGGCGACTCTAGATAAGTTCCGTGACTCTCGAGAGATAATGTCATCTCGGTTGCCTTTCGGCGTGGGTTCGTCAGCGGGCGGAGCTGGAGGGGCGGGCGGAGGAGAATGAGGCCCAGGTGCGGGTGGGATCTTGTCGACAGCGCTCAGGGGGACGACTTGCTGCTGCACTCGAGGCTCGTCACCGAAACGCACGGCGTCAAGACCCTCTCGCTCGCGAGCTTCGTTGGGCGAGTAGATGCCACCCTGGACGCCACGAGCCAAAGCTTCGATGCGATCTTTCAACGCCGAGCGCATCAACGCCTCGGTGTCGAACTCGACGTACTCGTAGGGCTGGCCGCGCAAACCAAACAGGAGACCGAAGGCTTCTTCGATGTGGTTCAAGGCAAAGCCAAGACCCGACGACTTCCAGCTCTGCATCAATGCCTCGGTCGAGCCGTACGACTGCCCACCCAATCCTAAGATCTGAAGCGGGACGCGATACGCCAGCGCGATCTGCTCGTAGCTGAGCTTCAAGATCTCGGCCGTCGCGGCGTCCTTGCCCGCGACCGACCACGGCTGCACCTTGAGGCCCGCCGTCAGGATAGGCGTACCGCCCTGCTTGAGTTGCCGGGTCTGTTCGTCCCAGCGGTCCCTGAGCGCCTGGACCTGATCTTTATCTAACACCAGATCCGTCGACAGCACAGCTGAAGGTCTCGCCTCGTTAGCGTAGAACGCTGTCTGCTGCGCGGCGATGGCGTTGCTGACACCGATAGAGCCGTAGGCGGCGACCAGAGGCGACTCACCCACCAGCGGCTTGGGGTAGCGCTGGTTGGAGTGCAAGTGTATGTGCAGAACGTCTCGCTGAGGGACAGTGATAGTAGTCCCAATCATGCGCTCAATGATGTCATTACCCGCCAGGTCGTAGAAAATATCGCCATTGTAAGCGATGCGCGGGTAGCACATGGAAGCGTTGAACAGATGCAGCTCGCTGATCTCATAACGCTCGTTGCGTATCCCGAGGGCGTAGGCATTACCATCTGTGTAGAGCTGTCTGGTCGCGTTCAACATGAAGTCGCTGATCGACTGATAGGTGTTCGGCTTGCGCATAACCCGCGCGACCGACGACATCTCGACGCGCTCTCGCCCACCCTTGTCGTTAAGACGCCAGTGGTCACCCGGGCACATCGCGACAGTCTGCGAGTACGCCGAGACGCACGCCTCGACCATCGCGGACTCTGGAGCGTAGGTCGGGTTGTAGCCCATCTGCCACCAGTTGGCGTTTTGCCCGACACTAGCGGAGAGCCAGCCGCCAGTGACGGGAAGCTGCCAAGGGCCAGGGTGATATTCACCCTCGCCCTTGAACAGTATTTTCACGGCTCGCGAGAGGTTATCTCGAACACCCATTTACTTTTCCTTAGCAGGAGCCGCGTGTGTCGCTGCTGTAGAGTCACGTGTCTTGTAGCCACCCTTGCCGCCACCCTCCATCTGCTTGTTGTAGGTGGCCTGCGCTGACGGATACGGATCCTCCCCGCTACCGTCATCAGCGAGCTCGACGTGCTCGCCCATTGCGAGGCGGTCGTTCTCCTCCTGCGTCGGTGTCGGTTTGCCCTTGCTCAGTTTTTCTTTCGCGTCGGCACGCGACTTGTCAGCCGCCTCCTTCTCGATCTCATAGCGCTTGGAAGTTGTTGCTTCAGCCATATCAAGTCTCCTTTATGCGGGTCGTCGACGGGAGTCCTCCATGGTGCCAGTCCAGTTGAACTGCACCACATTGCTGTCGGCCGACGCTACTGGGTCATGGACCTTAACAGGAATATTGCCAGCGGCATGAGTGAACCCACTGATGGGCGCGCTTAGTCGCTGGGTAGATATCACGTTCGTGGTCTGCACCGCATTATTGAATAATACCTTGCAGCTACCGGTGAAGTTGCTTCCGTTAACCACGAGAGTGAAGTTGGGCGCAGCGCCCGTTGTCGGGGCGATAGTGGTGATGACTGGCGGCGGGTTAGTACCCGGCGTCTCAGGTGGCACCCCCGTGTCGGGGGCGCTACCGTCTGCTGTCTTGGTCAACACGTTATTGCCCAAGGCAGCGAGGTCGTTCTCAGCCTGTGTAGGCGTTGGCCTTATAGCCATATGTCACCTCACCAAGTAACGCCGGCCACCCACGCTACCATGCCCGGACGACGCAGCGTCCAGTTGATCGGCAGGATGAGCCGCAGAGCCAGCGAGTCAGTCTGCCAGAGGCTGCGCACCGGAGTTGCCCCGTCGATACCCGTCGGCGCGGTGTCCTCCATGTGCAGTGTCGCTTGGTCCGAGATCTCGAAGCGAGGTGCCTCACCACCGACGCTTACAAAATCTGCGGCGTCGAGTGCGATCACGGTGCCGAGGGGCACAGTGCCGGAGTCGATGATCGGATAGCTCAGCAGCTTGCCCGTAGCGATCTCGTCTTTGAACGGGAATACACCCGCTCCAGGCATCGCGATCAAACTGGCGCTCAATACCTGCTGCGGGTTCATCAGAAAGACCATATTGCGGATATGGCCCTGCGTCGCCGTCATCAATGCGCCAGTGATATTCTTGAGGTCCTGCACGATGGCATTGAAGGCTGAAGGCGGAGCTCCGATGGCAGTAGGGGGGATAGACGCAACCCCGTTCAAGATGCCAGCAGGACGCACTGCCGTCGCCGCGTTGGCGTCGAGGAGCACCGCGTCAAGGGAGATCGCCGTGTCCTCAGAGATCGCGTTCCTGAGCAGCCCTTCGATTGCCGGGATGCTGTGCTCGTCGATCTCTCGTGTCCAGGTGGTGATGACGCCCATCTTCTTGGGCACCATGATCTGCGCCGTGAATGCTCCCTGGCGAACCGGGATAGGCATGCCTTCACCGACGAATGAGCCGGCGATGGTAGGTGTTCTGGAACGCGTCGGAATACTGATCTTGCCCGCACGCCCAAAGCTGAGGGAGAGGCCATAGCTCGAGAGCCTGGGGTACACGGACTTCGGCATCAGCAGTTCCATGAAGTCGGCGTATAGAGTCTGGACAAGCTCGGCCGCCCAGCCTACAACCGTCGTCATGGCCGGAGCACTCGCTGCGCGCATCGAGTACTCGAGCAGCTCGCGCGTTGCCTCGTCGCCATAGTCGCGATACTCACGCGCAATGATCTGACGAGCCTCCTCAGGGTTCTTCTTGATGTGATGCGCGTACAACTGAATTGCGCCCGAACGTGCCAGCACGTCGAGGGCGTCAATCTTCTTGTGAGGCATCGAGAACGGCCGGGGAGACGACAAGATCGTGGTCGAGCGAGCAGCCGTTGCCATCTGCTGATGCGGCTGCTGCGACGGACGTACGATGACCGGACGTGCGCCAGTGCTCGTCTGGGCGAGGTTCTCCTCGGCGTCACGGAGGGCACCGAGCGCCCGCTCCTCCTGCTTGATACGCCCATTGAGCTCGGTGGATCTCTCGAGCTGGGCGTCACTCACATTGCTGTCGTCAATCGAATTGAAATGAGTAGCAAGTTCTTCACGCAGGGCCGCGAGTCTTTGCTCGGAGGCCACGATGCGCTGACCAATGTCAGACATGACAGGTCTTCCTTTTACTGGAGACGTTTTGGCTTTCCCGCCAGTGGTTACAGCTTTTTTGACCCTGCCCTCATTGCCCTGCTCGGCGAAGACCATGTCAAATGTGGATCTAGAAATGTTGAGCGACTTCGCTACCGCCAGTGCGTTCGGGTTTGCCGGCACGCTGACGAGACTTGTCTCCACCAGCTCGCACTTGGTGAAGAAGCTACCCCAGTCGCTTTCCTTTCTCGGCTGCGACGCGAGTGGCCTAAAGCCTACGCTGACCGCGCGTAGGATATCTGCGTCAATCAGACGCCGGATCTCATCGATACGCTCGGAGGTACCCTCGGGCGCGAGCTCGAGGTAACCGCGCAACTGCTTATTCTCAACCCGGAGG